AAATTTGATATAGACGATTACCTAAGCGAAAACTATTTAATGGAAAAAGAAAACGAAAGTTACGACACCGCAGAAACGGGAGTAATGCCAAATGCTTAAATTAACCCAACAAGAATTAACACTCGACGCAGCTGGCCCCGATGGTATGCCACGCCGCACCCTTGCCGGGTTGGCGTTGCCCTACAACGTGGAAGCCACGGTAAGCGATGGCACCAAGGTTATGTTTATGCCGGGCAGCCTTAACGCCGGTGGAAAAATGCCTAAATTGTATTTGGGCCATGACAGCACGCAGGCCGTCGGTTTGGTTACCGCCATGGTAGATACACCGGGCGGCATGATGTACGAGGCCCGCATTAGCGAAACCACGCTAGGTAATGAGGCGCTGGTATTGGCTGCCGATGGCGTTTTAGACGCTGTATCAGTTGGCGTAAACCCAACCAAATTTAGTTACGACGAAAACGGCACCATGGTTATTGCCGAAGGTCAGTGGCAGGAATTATCGCTAGTGCCATTTGGCGCATTTTCAGGCGCCTCGGTAGATCGCGTTTCGGCCAGTATCCACCAAGAGGAAACCGAAGTAGTGTTAAATAGTGAACAGGAACCCGTAGAGGAGATTAACGAAATGTCACAGCCAGTAGAAGCCCCAGCAATTATCGAAGCGGCACCAATGGCGCAACCATTGTACGCGCAAGCACGCAATTTTAAGTTGCCATCGCCTAGCGAATATGTCGCAGCATCGGTAGTTGGCGGTTCAGTATTTGCAGAAATGAACGCACGTATTCAAGCAGCTGCACCAAACATTACAACTGCAGACACCCCGGGTATTTTGCCTGAAATTATTACTGGCAGCGTTTACGATGGGCTTAATCCAATTCGCCCATTTGTTACCGCAATCGGTACTAAGGCAATGCCACAAAGCGGTGCAACATTTCGCCGCCCTAAAATCACGGTACGCCCAACAGTTACGCAACAGCCAACAGGCCAGTTAAATACGCTTGACCCAAGCACCGTTACCGTTGCAAACAACAACGTAAGCAAACTCACATTTGGTACCTACGTAACAATGTCAGAGCAAGATTTAGATTGGACTGACCCAGCCTCAATTAACATCGTGCTTAATCAGTTGGCAATCGCCTACGGTCAAGCAACCGACAACTATGCAGTAGACACTTGCTACGCAGCAATCACACAAAGCGAAAACGTCACCGACAAAACAAAACCAGCCGATTGGTTGGCAGCAATTTACGGCGCCGCTTATCAGATCAGTTCAACCAGCAACTACTTGCCTACGCATTTTTTCGTAGACCCAACCACGTGGTACCGCCTCGGTAAATTGACTAGCACAGACGGAACCCCAGCGTTCCCATTTGTTGGCGCGCCGAACATGATGGCAATGAACGCCCTTGGCACACAGTCAGCAACCTCATGGAACGGCACCCCGTTGGGCCTTACCTTGGTAGTTGATAAGAACATGGCAGCCGACACCGCATTTATCGGCCATGCTGCCGGTGATGCTGCAGGGTTCGAGTTCTACGAACAGCAAAAGGGTGCAATTTCGGTAGACGTACCTAGCACGCTTGGCCGCACAATCGCTTACCGCGGTTACGCTGCAGCGTTCATGGCAGACGCAACCAAATTCTGCAAACTCGTTTAATCGGAAAAGAGGCCAGTTATGGCCGCTTACACGGTCACACATAAACAGTTACTTAGCAATTACGCGGTACTGCAAACTCTTACACCTAATGATTTAGTTGTAGGCGGAACCTTTACGGTTGGTTCCGTTGCAGTACCGTTTAATGGCACGTTTACGGTTTACGATCTACCCGAGTATTTGTTTATTGGCGTAGACGATCAGGGCGACCTGATGTTTAACTACGAAATACCAGTACCTAATCAGGTGCTTTACGCTTGCGTAGGTACCGACGTACAGCGCACCGCATCTACCGGCACGATCACATTTACCGAAACCTGCACATGGATTACAGCCGCGCAAATTGAGGACTGGCTAGGCATTGGTACAGCGTCAGCATTAGATACCACGTTTCTTACGCAGTGCGCGTCAGCTGCCAACAGTCTTGCGTTTACTCGACGCCAAGAGGCTGGTTACATTGACAGCCTTAGCACGTCACCTAACGGGCAGGTCACGCTTGGCACCATTTCACTAGGCGGGTTTTTCTACCGCCAGCGCGGTGCTGTAACGGACTTTGCCACGTTTGATGGCATGTCAGGCGGCGCCTCGGTAGGTCTAAGCCCGGCTATTAAAATGCTGTTGGGTATCCCTAAACCAGCGGTGGCATAATGCCCGTTGCCTACACCGATCTATTTAATGAGGCGCTAGATGATCTCGCTGCCACGCTAACCACGGTCACTGGTTTGCAAGTGGTAACAGACCCCCGAAACCTTGTACCGCCATGCGCGTTTATAGACGCCCCCACGTTTAGCGTTTATGGCGGCGGGGGAAACATTGTGCAAATGACCTACACGGTACGCATTATTACCCTTGGCCCGGGCAACCTAGACGCGCAACGCAACCTAATGCACCTAGCCAGTTTGGTGCTAGGCAAAAACGTGGCAGTAACCAGCGGGCGCCCGACTATTGCAATCATCGGCGGGGCCGAGATGCCAGCGTATGATTTAACAATAGAGATGCAAGCCCAAACCAGTTAGGACTAAACCCAATGGCATACATAATTATTAGCCCCCGCGTAGGTGTACCCGGTGCAGAGTTTGACGCCGAGGGTGCAGCTGCCAACGGCATTAACATTGCGGCGCTAGTCGAGGGCGGGTTTATAGAACAATCCACAAACGAAACCACAAAACCTGCTAAAACTAATAGCAAGAACACACCAAAGGATTAAAGCACCATGGCCACAAGCACTTACCTAAGCAACCCAAACGTAACCGTTGGCGCAGTTTCGCTGCAAGACCAATGCCAAGGTTTGGTTTTTACTCGCACCATAGAGGCCCTTGAATCAACGGCGTTTGGAACTGGAAGTAGGTCCTACGTAGCGGGCCTCGAGAATTCCACCCTGCAGCTAGACCTATACGCATCGTTTGCTGCATCGGAAACCTACGCAACACTTAAGAGTTTGGTGGGCACGCAGGTTACGGTTTCGTGGTCACCATCGGCAACCAGCCCGGGCACAGCAACGAACCCAACCATGACACTGACGGGCGCGTATTTGGAAGCATTGCCATACACAATGGCGATGGGTGCGCTAGGCACCATGAGCGTTACCTTTACCGGTGGCGTTTATTCAGTAGTCGAAGTATAAATTAAAGCCGGCAACGGCCCGACACGAAAAGGCAACTAATGCAACTGACACTTAAAGCCACGTTTAACGATGGCTCATCGCATGAAGTAACTACCAACCTAATGACTATTGTTAGTTGGGAACGCAAATTTAAGCGCAAAGCATCGGAGATGGCGCAAGGCGTTGGCGTTGAGGATTTAGCCTATTTGTGTTATGAGGCCACACGGTTTGCAGGTATTACGGTACCGGCAACACTTGACGCGTTTATAACATCGTTGGCCTCTATTGACGTAATAGAGCAGGCAGACCCAAAAGCCTAAACGGCACGGTGCGTAGAGCGCTTGCCGAGATTTTAGTGGCAACAGGGTTTTGGCCTAGTGAGATATCATTCGAGTTAGACGATATGAACGCCACCATTGAAATACTTAATAAGCAACGTGGCGGCAGATAATGGCTGCATCGGCTATACCTAAAGTAGATGGCATAAAAGAGGCGCTAAAAGCCCTTAACGATTTTGACCCTGCCTACAGAAAACAGATTACTAAAGACATACAGGCCGCTGGCGAAGTAATCGTGGCCGAAGCCCGCAGCATGGTGGCTCATTTTGATAACAGCAAAGGCACAGGCGAACCGTTAAGCGGTATGCGCCGAGGCAATCTAGTTAAAGGCCGTGAAACGTCTTGGCGTACAGATCAGGTACAAAAGGGTTTTAAGGTAAAAGTAGGTGTACGCGCCAGCAAAGAGCGCTACGTCAATTACAACCGCACTACCGATGGTGTGGTAACCCACCA